ACTTTAACAACAGGTGGAATTAAAGCAGATAATAAAAACTTTTCTTCTGCATCACTTGCATTAGGTGATGATGTGGCTACAAGTATAACTCCAGGTAATACAACTGGACAAATTGTGATATCATGTAAAGTTTCATCAACAGGTGCAATTATAGCATACAAAGTAGGAGCTTCTCCAACTTGTTTAGTTATAGCACAGCCTGGTTCATTTTTTTCTGTAGGTACAGGTACACTAACAAGTGATGCAATCGATGGTGCTGATGGATATTTTAATGTATATACGCATACAGATGGTAAAATATATTTTAAAAATAGATATGGTGCTGGTTGACCTGATTGGTCCGTTACACTACTTGGTGAGTAGAAATTAAATTTAACTTATAAGGATAAAACATGGATTTAACAACATTAAGTTTAATAGAGCTTAAAGCTTTAGGTTATGATACAATAAGTCAGTTAGAACAATTGACTAATAATCTTCGTGTTATTAATACTGAGCTTTCGAAAAGATTAAATAATGAGAGTTCTAAAAGATTGGATACTCCGGCCAGCATGGATGATTCTAAGGCCTTGTAAAGCGACAATATTATAAATTAGGTACTTAGTATACCTAACTTATAATAATGCGTTTTAGATATGTTATTGTTTATTCTAAGGGATATTATAACCATATATATCCTCATCTTTAGAACGTTCATCTGTTATTCTTTTTTTAATATACGTGTAAAAGTCTCTACAACGTAATGTAGGTTTATTAGAAATTTTAGCCCAATTAAGGTATTTGTTAATTTTATTAAATAGATTAACTTTAAATTCTTGAGTATTACTATCATATTTTAAAGGATGAATACCTGCAAGTTCTTTTAATATATCCTCTTTTTTAAGAAATTCACTCCACCAACTTCCTACACATTTAAGATACTGTTCATGAGACAATTTAATTATATCTCTATTTAATCCTTTAGTTCCTACAACATAATCTTCTGGTTTAAATTCTCCTGTAGAGCCAACTACAGGAGCAAGTTTATCATCTATATTATATGTCACACACTTTAGATAATCTTCATCTGATATTATATTATCTTTATCTTTATATGTAGTATTAATATCTTTATTAGTAAGATTACTATCTGTTACATATCTGTTCAGATATGTATGCGTATCATGGGATGAGCCACTTGGTTGCTCATGGCATGAGCCACTCGATGGTTCATGGGATGAGCCACCCAAAGCAAATCCTCTTTTACCTTTATATACAGGTTTTCTTACTTTTTCTTTAACATCCTCTAATTTATCCATATCTGCATCTGAATGTAGCTGATAATCAATAACACCGTTTTGAGATATATTAAAGGATTTAAATATACCTGACGTTTTCATAGTCTGAAGATACTTACTTACAGAATTCCGAGTATAACCAGATATATATGATATGCTCCTTATTGAAGCATAATGCATTGTTTTACCACCATACTGTAGATTAGCTTTCATATATAATATAAATAATATGAACCTTTCAATTCTATTTAGATTCTGATATACAATCTTATTTGGAAGTTTAGGATTTACATGCATGTGAATATCCTTTCTTAGCGTTAATTTCTTTAGGTACAAGTCTTAAATTCTTATAGTTAAAACATTTCCAGAATTCAGATGAAATAGTTAAGTCAAAAAATGCACATGGAATTATATGATCTACACATAACTTACCATCATAATCATGTGTACCATAATCTCGCAGTGTATATCCTGCTGGTATAGTAGACATAAGATGCGTTATAAGCTCACATTTATTTCCTGCACCACTATTAACTAAGAACTTATAATTCTTCTTAGTACCCCTTATAATAGCATTTAAAGCACATCTACCATAGTGAGCTTGTCTGTATTGAGGATTAGTAGCATACCATTCTCTCCTTTGAGCATTTATACGTGTTCTATTAGTTTTTTGATAATTACGACTATGAGCGTTAGAGCATTTCTTACAAGTACCCAATTTACCATCTGTTGTGAATTTACAGTTATAAAATTTACTTAATAACTTACTTGTATGACACTTGATACAAACTTTTGAAGCTTCCATTATGTGTTCCTTTCATTTAGTTATATATGATATCTATTGTACCATATATATGTGTTATATTAAAAACATCGTATATATATAATATAGTACAATTTTGCCTAAAAAAGTCAATTTATTTTTAAAATGACTATACATTATACAGACATGCCGTATACTACATGTATGGAAACCGGAGTACTCGTAGGAAATAACTTTTCGCCCAAGCAATTAAAAGCAATAGAATTATTTGCTGAAGGTACACATAATTGTTTAGAGGTATCTGCAGAATTAAAAGTATCTAATTCTACTGTAAGCAAATGGCGGCGTAATCATCAATTCATGGATGCTATATATGATCGTGCTAAAGAAATCCTGCGGGAGGCGATCCCATCAATTTATAAAATTACTAAAGAAAAAGCTATAGCTGGAAATTATCAACATATTAAAATTATATTAGAACATATAGATAATATAGATAGTCAAAGAAAAGAATGTAATACTATCACTTTCACTTGGGAAACATAGTTGAATATAGTAATTCCATATAAACCACTCCCATATCAATCAATCTTCCATAAAGACAATTCAAGATTTAAATTAGTTGTAGGTGGACGAAGGGTTGGGAAATCTAAATGTTTTCTTAACCACGCTATTAAACACTCTCTAACCTATCCTAATGCTATTATATATTGGGTTGCACCTACATATCAAGAGGCTCGCGAAGTTGGATTTGATGAGTTTATAAGCATTAAAGAACCTCTTCTCCCCGCTATTCATACGATACACCACTCCAGATTAAAAGTAGTGTTTAAGAATGGATCAACTATGTATTTCAAGGGATCTGATAACCCTGATTCTTTAAGAGGTAGAGGATTAACCTTAGTTATAGGTGATGAAGCAGCCTTTATTAAAAAAGAAGTATGGTCAAAAATATTAAGACCTGCACTCAGCGATAAAAAAGGTGAGGCTATACTTGGAAGTACACCTAACGGATTTAATTGGTTCAAAGATTTATATGATGGTGGTACTTCTTGGTCAAAATATTTATGGCCAACTGCATTAAATCCTTTAATTACAGAAGATGAACTATTAGCTGTACAAGCAGAAATAAGTATGGATGAATATAGACAAGAATTTCTTGCTGAATTTATAACTAAAGCTGGTAGAGTATATGATGAATTCACTGGTAGTAATGTAATACCTTTATGGTCCCCTGATCCTCAAGAATATGATATATATATAGGTATGGATTTTGGTTATGCACATCATACAGCTGTTGTATTTATGGCCGTACAACGATCTACAATGAATCAAGTAATTCAATTTGATGAGATATATGTTAAAAAAACACAAATGGATGACATTATAAATATAATAAGACTTAAACTTAATGCACATAACCTTAATCAAACAATGATAGAATTAGGATATACAGATCCTGCAAGTAATGCAGACGAATTATCATCAGGGCTGTCTCCTGTAGATATGCTTAGAAACGCAGGGTTCCGCATAATAAATAAAGGATCAACTATTAATGCTGGAATAGCTTTGACTCGAAGTTTTATTAAGAATACATTAGGAGTATGCAGATTCTTTATTACAGAGAACTGCACAGAAACTATAAGAAGTTTTAATGGATATCAATATACAGTTAAAAAGAGTGGAGACGTAAAAGAAGAACCATTAAAAGATAATTTACATGATCATTTAATGGATGCTGTAAGATATTTCTTTGTTAATAGGTTTGATCATGCTAAATATGTAGCAGATACTCCGGAGCAATCTCCGTATACTATTAACAGGTTAAGACATATAGGTATGAAACAATGTAATAAATGTATGAAACCGTTTATGTCTCATACGGGACCAAATGAACCGCCTCATGTTTGTACCCAATGTTTAAAAAAGGATTAGTACATGCTTTCAGAAACTACACCAACATCATTAATAATTAAAACAAATGTTTATGCGTTTTGTGATGATGAAAAGAAAAGAAGGGAAGGAGCCTTAAAGAATAAGGACTACTTCTATGGTAGACAAGAACAATACTTAAGTATATTAAATGAGGATGTTGATAAGATAACTATTAATCTTACTAATCCTATTGTATCTAAAAGATCATCTCTATTATACACTCGATCTTTAGTACGTGTGTTTGATGGACCAGCGTCATCTGTAAGTAAGCTTGAAGAGATATATTATAAACTTAAGATAGACGATATACTTCACCAAGTTGATCTAAGTGCTGAACTTACTGGCACATGTCTGGTTTATGTAGGCATTGATGAATATGGTGATATAATGTTAGTACCATATGATGCGTCTAACTTCTCTGTGGTTTCACTATCTGATCATAAGACGATTGAAGCATTACAATTAATAGCAGTTAATGATGTTATTGATTCTAATAAATCTGCTGATCCTAAAACAATTAGTGTACGAAGGGTTATAGATTCTGAAGTATGGACAACTAATTATATATATAAGATAAGAGATGGAATAGTAAATAAAAATGTAGATAGAAATGAATTAGGTTATATACCTTTCGTTCCTTTTAAAGCTCAAGAAGTTGTATCACAATTTCTTGGTCATTCTCCTACTATAAGTATTAGACAATTAAATACTTATTATAATCAAATGGCTACTAATCTTGGATATATGATAAAGATGCAATCAGCTACTCCAATAGTGCTAAGTGGATTTCAACATGGTGAAGGAGTATCGGTTCATCCAGGTACAGCTATTAGCTTACCAGCAGGGGCCGGAGCCACCGCTCTACAATTAAATCCTAAGATAGCTGAAACTATGGAAGTATTGAAATATATAGAAGATAAGATGTATGAGACTTCTATGGTTCCTAAGATATCTGTTATAGGTGACTCATCTGGAAGTACAAGCGGAGTTGAACTGTTAATTAAATGGGCTCCAATAGCCAGTATATTTAATGAGAAGACAAATAGATATCAAAATTATGAATTAAATCTTGCTAATATGATATTAAGACAGTTAGGTTTAGAACCTATAAAAGATGTTGTTATAGATTATCCGGAAACATATTTACCTATTGATCCTGATAGAGATAAATTAATGGAAGATATAAGCATAGGAGTTAGAACTCCTGTGGATGAAATAATAAAACTTAATCCTGGGTTAACAGAAGTTGAAGCTGATGCTGAAGTTCTGGCTAACCTAGAATTCAATCAAAATATTAATGGAGGGCTAGATGCCAGACCAGATAAATAATAATAATGAAGGGAATACTGGATATTCCGCAGAGTATGTGAAGAGTCTTCGTGATGAAGCTGCTTCATGGAGAACTAAATTACGTGATGTCGAACTGATAGCAAAGACGAACGAAGAGAAAGCAATACAATTGGAAGCTTCTATTGCTAAACAAAATATTAATAGTTCAATAAATGCTGAACTAAAGTCACGTAGTCTTGAAATTGATCCTGATTTTATTAAATTAGAAAAAGATCAATCTCCTAAAGACGCGGTTGATAATTTCTTGAAGAAATATCCGCAATTTGGTATAGTAAAAGATGTACCACCTGTACCACCGGTTAAAGGAAAGATTCCGATGCCACCGAATCCTCAAAATTCAAACGTTGAGAATGTTAATATAAGTGAATTAAGTTCAATCAAAAAAGATCCCATAGCGAGAGCTAAATTAAGGGAACTTTATAAAGGTTTCTTAGCACATAATGCTGGAACCTCACAAATAATTTAAATAAGGATATATTATGTCTATTAGTAATTCAACGACCCTCAATGATCTTGTTGGTCAAATCGTATCTGAGGAAGCTCAGTCTGCTGCTTATGGTGCAAGGGTTATGCGTAATCTTGTAACTGTTAAACAAATTCCTTTAGGAGCTGGAAGTGTAGTTATTCCTCGATTTCAGAAACTTACTGAAGGTTCATTAACTGAAGGTACAGCTGTTGGTTCAAGTGAATGGAGTTCTGACGGTGTTACACTTACTCCTGTAGAACGGGGTATATATGTACAGATATCTAAACGTGTTCTTCATGCTGATCCGTTTGGTGATCTTGCTCCTTACGGGGAACAGATTGGTAGAGCTTTGGCTGTTGGTGAAGATACAGCTATACTTGGTATCATGGGTTCAGGTGTATGGGACAATGAAGTAAACAATGGTGCCGATGCTTTTGCTGATGCAGATTTTAGAGAAGCGATTGCTACTCTTGAAGCAGATGATGTTCCGAAACCTTACTATGCAGTGATGCATCCTGATACATGGGCTGGTATTCTTACTACTTATGCAAATTCTTCTACTTTTGCACAGGTTGGTAAAGCCCTTGCTGAAGGTTTTGCACCAGGGTATCCTTCTCTTAATGGTTATGTTGGTTCGCCTTATGGTGTACCTACATATATATCTACTTGTGTACCGAAGGATACTTGGGAGAATAACTATTATGGAAGTATGTTTTCTCCACAGGCTGTAGGTTATGCTTATATGAAAGATATAGGTGTGGATGTATTTGATAATGTTACTGCTCGTGCATTTGATCTTATGGGATGGCGGTCTGGACACCAAGGTATTTTGGGTTCAGATTATGGGGTAGCTTTAATAGATGCAATCTAAATAAATAAATAAAGGTTAGGGGATTAATATCCCCTTTCCTTGTTTTTTTTACAGATAAGGATATATATATGGATACTGAAACAACTTTAGATGATATATTAAAAGCCGTATATGAACTAAAAAGTGATATTAAAGTTATTAAAATTAATTTAGATGTTTTAAATAGGATAGCTTGGGGTGTAGGAAGCTGCACTGGATTTGCAATTTTACTTGCAGTATTAGCATTAATAATATAAGGAATTATAATGACAATTTCACAAAGAGTATTTGATACAGCTATCGTAAAGAAGATTCAAAATAATAGATGTGTTGGACCGAGTCAGGCAGTAGCAGCTAATACCCAATTTCTGATTACAGGTGATAATGAACTTAAGTGTGTGGTTTGTATAAATAGAGATATGGTAGAAATGAGATCATCTTCAGATAATGGCTTTACTTGGAGTACCAGAGATAATGAAGAAGATATGCAAGCTTCTATAATAACAACTGATAAAATATATGATGGACCTTATATGACATTAACTCCAAAAAGAGATTGGAATGCTGATGATGTTGTATATAGAGATAATTGGGCATTTATATATTCTACACATGATTCTATATGGTTTCAAGGGCAAAGAACCGATACCCCTCTTAGTGTGTGGGGTCATTATACAAATAAGTTTGGATCAGGTACTGATACATTTGGTGTAGACGTTGGAAAAGCTTTAGATGGTGGATACTTTGCATCTACTGGTCATGGTGAAGAAATATTTTATACAGCATATTCAGATGTAGCTGGTAAGTTAGTTATGATAGGTCAGAACTTTAACAATACTAATATAGCTGAAGTATTACAAGAGTATGTAGAATTTGGTGTACCTGTAGTATCTGGAGTTATTGCTGTTCAGAGTGACGAAGCATTAGTACATACAGTTGCAGTATTACAGTTTCCAGCAGATTCTATGAGATATTTAATATATAATAAAGCATTTGGTAGTAATTTAAGTATAGATGATGCTGATAATGGTAGTTGGGGTTCAACATATGAAATAGCAAATGTTAGTGGTTCTGCGGCTGGAAACAGTTCCTATAGAGAACCAACTATAGATGCAGATGGATTAGGAAACTTATGTGTTAATTATTATAGAGTAGATGCAGGTAGTGTTTGTAGTGGTTACTATGCAATATCTAATGATAAGGGTCATAGTTGGAAAAATATATATAATCCTCCGCCAGCAGGATATTCAGGTTATTATGATTCATTAACAGGTTTACCAGCTGGATCAACCGATGTATTAGCAGGTATGTCAGGATTCTTAATTTCTCAAATATTTGATAAAGATAATTCACATGATTTATTTGTAAAACAAATACCTTCGTATGTTGTAGATACAACCGTATCTACTGATGAATGGAAAAAAGTTAATTCGATTGAAGGCGATGTGTTGGCCGGTAAGTTCTTCAGATATACTAATGAACTTAGACCAACGTTAGGAGATAAATCTGGAATAAGAATGGCTTATCAGATGGGAAAGGCAAATGAAACTAATGGATTTAGTTCAGTTACTTCAACTATATATCATGAAAAATTAACCAATAACGCATATCCTATTGAATTTACAGGAACATCGTACGCAGGATATTATATGGATTATTATGGGTCTGGTCTTATTGGTGAGTTAACAACTTTATATTCAGAGAAGGTTGATAGTTTAGGAATGTATTATTCATTCACTAAATATGATCCTAATCCAGATTCAGAAGTTAATGGAATAGGTGCTTACAGTTCTCCTGTTACATCAGAGTATAAAGCATGTGTTGATCCTGGTTCTTATGGATTTCCAAGTGTAGCAAAGAATAATACCGATTTTAGTGAGTATATACAAAGAGATTCAAGGAAGATGTTTTATAAAGCAGACACGTTCTTAGATAGAACCTTTGTAATGAATAAAGGCGGGATTCTAAAGAGAACTATATGGACAATTAGAATTATGGGTAATGATTATGAGGTAGCTCAGATAGTACCAAGATGGTTGGATGGTAAATTAATACATTATGAAGCTAATTTATACATAGTTAGTCCTGGTAATGATCCATGGTCTAAAATTATATTACCTAGTGAGACATAAAATATGGGAAGTCCGTTTGGAAATGTAGGAGCTATTAACAGAAAGGGTTCTGTTTTTTCTAGTGCTGGTTCTATTAGCCGTGCTGGTTCTGTTTATTCTAGTGCCGGTGCAATACCTAAAAAATTTGGAAATGTGTATGGTATTCCGAAGCTAAAGATTGGCAGTAATAAATCAATGGGTTCAGACCAATGGGAACGTTATTATAGTGGCAATTGGGCTGATATAGAAAGTTGGTATGATTGGACTAGCCAAGCAGGAAACGCTTTAACTACATGTCTAAAATCTGATGGTAATTGGAGATGTTATAGACATGATAGAGGATTTCAACTTAGAGAGAAACCTGAAGACGAAGAAGCTAATGTTGAAGATATTGGAATTCAAGACTTTGCGTTTTCATTTGCTAAAGCTTTTGCATCATCTTCACTTGCGTCATTTGGTATAGGAACAATTAAGAACGCAATACAATCTAATAACATAGGAATAGATTTAGGTTTAAAGGCAATTAAGACCTCTCTTGGATTAATGGGAGGTGGAGTTGGAAGTGGAAGCGAAGAATCTACTGATTATACAAAGATAGCTCTAAATACAGGTCTATCAATAGCAGTAGCTAAGTCAAATATAAATTTTAAATATAAAGCATTGATTATGCCAGCGGCGTTTCTAATTCAAAGTCTTTTAAGTGGAAAATCTTTACAAGAAATTATACCTTCTATGTTAGGTTATACATTAGGTTCGAAACTTGGTTCAAGTTTAGCTATAACCCCTACGATTAAACCTTCATTGATTAAAGGTTCAAGTAGTGATAAATTAAAAACATTTGAAAATGCAGATGTATATTTTGGAAAAACCAAAGTAACAAGTGCTCAACCTTTACAAAGCGACTTGTTAATGGCAAGAATAAAAGATAAGAAAAAAAGAGGATTCTAATGACTTATAGTGGATATTTTTTTACAGGCGTACCTGAATATGATAAATCTGCAGATAGAATACTGGTTTATTATGCAGATACAGTGAATGGTGCTTACACACTATTATCTACCGAAGATTATACATACCCAACTAAAGTAATGGAGTATGAAATTAACGAAGATAAATGGTATAAGATAGCATATAGTAATAGTACTACAGGATATACAACTCCTCAATCTAATGCAGTACCAGGATCAGGAGTATTAAAATCAGCTCCAAATTTAGAAATTACTTCTACTGCAGATGGTGCGTCATATGCTACAGAAATTGATGTATATGCACGAAGCAATTTAACTGATAACGACATATCTAAAACTGATGTTAATTATGCGTTAAGTATAGCAAGAGCGTATATAGATATTAAATTATCTACTATGTCTATAAATAGATATTCAGCTTATGGAACATCTACTGCTTCACGTAAATTTAACGCACAAATAAAACTTCTAAAAGATGTTGAAATTAACTATGCTTTAGGTTTAGTTTATAGGCATATGGCTGATGATAAGGTAATGGAGAATGTTACTGCTGGTAACTCTACTTCTGCCAGTGTTTCAGTTGGACAAACATCTGTAGGTGGAATTGTAGAATCAGATTCAATTACTACTGCTCAATATTTTGACGCTTTATCTGCAAGGTATTCTGTATATGCAGATAATCTATTAAATACTTTACTACCTAATTACGTTCCTTTAAGATACAGCGAAAACGGTACTGGATACCAAAATACATTTATTAGTTTTGCTGGAGATAAAGCAACTTTTAATTTTGGTACTGGAATAATTTTAGATAGAATGGATTTATAATGCCAAACGAATATCCTGGGTCATTACTTTTATATGATGGATCGTTAGCACAGTGCGATGCAAATCAAAATAAGAGAGAATTATTTTTTATAGACTATCCTTATAATGCATTACGCTACAAAGATTCTGATGGAAATTACTGGTATTATTATGATACTAATGTTATAAATTCTGGTATTATAGAACATATGGCTTCGGGTGATATACATTTTACTATGTCTGGAGTAGCCACCGAAGAATATGTTGATACTGTTGTAGCCTTAATAAGTGGTGTTACAGATCATATATTATTATCTAATATAGGTACAACTACACATCCTGATATAGATGTTCATATAGGCAGTGGAGAACTACATATAATTGATCACGGTTTATTAGAAGGATTAATAGATGATGATCATGTGCAATATATACGTGCGGATGGTACTCGGAATTTTACGGGTACTATATCTGGTATATATCCCACAGAAGATAATCATTTAACGACAAAAGAATATGTCGATGATAATATAGCTTTAGCAAGTGGTGTAACTGACCATACCTTACTATCTAATATAGGCACAACCACACATCCAGATATAGATGTTCATATTGGTAGCGGAGAACTACATGTAGTTGAACATGGTTTATTGGACGGATTAACCGATGACGATCATATTCAATATATACTCGTTGATGGTAGTAGAGCTTTTACAAGTCCTGTATTAGGTGAACGACCTTTATTAAGTGGACATTTAGCTAATAAAGGATATATAGATGACTTTGTTATTGCTGCAACCAGCGGAGTCACAGATCATGGTTTATTAACTGGTTTAGACGATGATGATCATACACAATACAGTTTAATTAATGGGTTCAGAGGATATACAGATACCATATCTGGTGTTTATCCTACAAGTCATGAACATTTAGCTACGAAAGAATACATTGACAATGTTATTCTATCAGTAAGTGGAGTAACAGATCATGAACTTCTATCTAATATAGGTGTTGAAACACATCCAGATATAGATGCTCATTTAGCTAATTCGGGTATAATACATTATGAAGTTGGAAGTATAGATCATGATAATATTATAAACGTAGGATCCGAGTCACACTCTAGTATAGATGCTCATTTACGCGACTCAGGTATCATGCATTATGAACAAGGTGCTATCAATCATACAGCAATACAAAATATAGGTGTTGAAACTCACGCAAATATAGACGCACATTTGGCTAATTCTGGAGTTATTCATTATGAAGTTGGTTCAATTGATCATTCATCTATACAAAACATAGGTAATGAAAATCACACTGACATAGACGCTCATTTACGTGATTCAGGTATAATACATTATGAACAAGGTTCGATAGATCATACTAATATTGCTAATGTAGGTACATACTCACACACAGATATAGATAGCCATTTAGTCGATTCAGGTGTATTACATTATGAAGTTGGCAGTATTGACCATGGATCAATAGCTGGATTAACTGATGATGATCACACCAATTACTCTCTTGTAGATGGTACTAGACCTTTCACTGGCACCATATCTGGTATCCTACCAACTGAAGATAATCATTTAGCTACAAAAGAATATGTAGACAGTGCTGCAATCGGCGACAAATGGGTATATAATGGTGCAACAAGTTTACAACCTATTGGAGTAAATGATACCTTACTTATATCTGGAAGTATAACTCAGAATTTAAAAAACATGTTTGTTAACGATGATAATGGTGGATCTATTTCTTTGCAAGTACATGTAAATAATACTCAAGGTGGTTTTACGGCTTATGGAACTGGAACAGGTGCTCCTTTAGCTAGTAAAGTTGTTTTAGGTGCTACCAGCCTTTTTATACATAGTGATGAAGTATTATATGTAAATATAAGCGGTGTTGCTGATGCTAATAGAATTATAGAAATTAATACAGATACTGTTGATATCAATGGTTATGTAATGCTTAAGAATGGTGTTCCTGTTAATAATATATCTACTACTTATGTAGATACAACCAGCTCATTATGGACGGGTTCAGCTATAATTGGTTATGTTGCTGCTCAAACTTTTACTTCTGGCAACTGGAATGACGCATACGCTCATATATCAGCAAATGGAAGTTCTCATACATATATAAATCAAGATGTAACAACAACTTCGAATCCAACTTTCGGAATAGTTAATGCTACAACTGGTTTTAAAATTAATAGTGCGGCAACTTTAGGTCATTATTTAAGAGGAAACGGTACAAATTTT